AAGAAGCATTTTGTAACTCACAAAGATGCACCTAAATATGGCATCATAAAACAAACTGTTGCTTCCAGTCGTGCTGTTACTGAGTTGTTGGAAGAAATTCACGATGATGCTCAGGACATCGAGCCAGAGGTGCTTCTGGAACAGTTGGAGGAATACCTTAAATTGACGATGTTCCAGAGGGCCTATAAAGAAATTGGAAAGAAGTATCAGAATGGTGATGGCACAGAAGCTATGGCTTTGTTCTATCAGGAGGCAGAGAAAATCAAACAGTTTACTCTTAAGCAGGAAGATTTTATCGATGTTGTCGGTTCATTCCGTGAACGTTATAATGACAATAAAGAGCGTCACCAGGAGAATAGCCGTAAGAAAGCGGTCACAAGTTTCTATATACACCAGTTGGATGAAATGAATCATGGACGCAATCTTCGCGGGCAGGAGACATTATTCTTGGCACAAACTGGTGTCGGAAAGTCTCATGTTGCCAGATGGATTGGTTCGAATGCCTGTTATACAAGTGGTTTGAACGTTCTTCACATTCAGTTGGAGGGAAAGACATCTGAAACAACAGACGCTTATTCGGCTGGCCTTGTTGGATGCGAGTCTTATTTATATGAGTCTGGCCTTATCAATGAACATTCTATGCAACAGTACCAGAAGATTGTTGAAATGGCAGCTGGTACATTGGTTGTGCGAGGATTCCCGAAGTTTGGCAAGGAAATCACAACTATAGATATTAAAAATGTTCTGGAAGAATATCGCAAGAAATATGGTTATTATCCAGATGTGCTTATTATCGACTCCGTTGACTTGTTAGGTGATTCAACAGGGCGTAACTGGGGTGAGAAAGGACAGCGTTTCAAGCGCATTCAGGTATCTAAGGATTTGAAGGATATTGCAGACGATTATGATTTGTGGTGTGTAGGAACCTATCAGGCCAATATCTCAGATCCTAAGTTGACGGAAGACGAGAATTTTGTTTTGACGGAATACAATTGTTCTGAGGCAAAGGGTCTGGCATGGGCACTTACGCATCTTATTTCTTTGAATCAGACATCGAAGGAGCGCAAGGAGCGTACTATGAGGCTTTATGTGGCCAAGTCCAGGTTCTTCGCTAAGGGTGAGCCATTCAAGATAGCAACTGATTATGAACATGAAAGATTTTATGATGAAGAAAGAACCCTCAACATGGCAGCTTAGGGATTGAAAATTATTTCAAAGAAGTGCTAACAAATCTAAATATCGGTGTATAAGGTATTGTTTTCGGGATTGAAAATCATTATCTTTGCACCGATATTTCAATTGATTTTTGGGCAAAATTCCCTCTAACTAAGTATTTCCTACGGGAATTTTGCAGTATGCAAGTATCAGACGAAAGAAAACAGATTATTGTCCGTGAGCTTTGTGCGGAACTAAATGGACGAGTTGATGGGGGTGGTAAGAACATCGTTGTTCCAGTCTGCCCTTATTGTGGCAAGAAAGGTGGTAAATTTGGTATTTATGTCGGTCCTATTGAAAGCAAGCTGTTTTGGACCCATTGTTTTTCATGCGGCCACACAACAAAGGACTTCAATAAGTTTTTAGAAGATATTGGTCGTACAGATCTGGCAGTCAAAGAAACAGTCGATCTTGACATGGATGTCGAGGATGAGATTGATTTCTTTGAAGACGAGGATGATGATCAGGAGCTTGTTGAAGTTGAAATGCCAAAAGGTTGGAAACGTTTCTTCAAGAACAAATATTTAAAGAGTCGTGGTTTCATTATGGAGCTGTATGACATGTTTCCAGTTGGCAATACCAGGGGCATGAACTGGCAGTATGATGATTATGTGATTTTTCAGATTATCATGGATGGCATTTGTGTTGGGTACATCGGAAGAAATATCCAAAGTAAAGAAGTTATCGATGAACACAATGCCCGTTCAAAATTCCAGATACGCCGGTATTTGAATTCCACTGAGAATGATTTTTCAAGGCTTCTATTTAATTATGATAGTATCGTGTCTGGAGAGACACAGACTGTGATTTTGACAGAAGGAATTTTTGACACAATAAAATTGGTGAAAATGTTCGAGCTTTATGAAAACAAGATGATAGTTCCAGTTGCTACATTCGGAAAGAAAATATCACAGGCTCAGATGTTATTATTGCAGAAAAAAGGCGTAAGTCAGGTTATTGTGGCTTATGACATGGATGAGGTTGGAAAAGAGGCTATCACAAAAACGATGGCTCAGCTTGACCCATATTTTGATGTGTTAGCTCTTCAGTTACTAACAGATGATGCTAAGGATATTGACGAGTGTACTTGGTGGGAGTTATATGACTCATTTGCTTATGGTTTGAAGGAACAGGTTGAATTTAATCTGAACGAAATATGAAATATAAAACAGCTGAAAAAAGATTTATCGACGAGTATTGCGATGGTTGTGAAGATGGTCCTTTTTACAAGGACGATCTGGTGAATGCGTTTAGGTCTGGCAGGAAGTGGAATCTGAAGCAAATGTTCATAGATTGCCACAAACAGCAGCCTAAGCAGAATGATGATGATATTGCCGTTATCTGTAGTCTTGGTGATCAAGCTCCGTTTTGTTTTGGTATTGAGGTTGTGACAGTAAAGGGTTTCGAATATCAGAATTTTGTCGAAAAAACTCCATACATACCTCTCTTCTGGTGTCGCTTGCGTAGTTTGTTGTCAATTTTAAATGGAGGATGGAATAAAGATGGCAGAGATAAATGAACTACAGCAATGGATGGATGACCACATGATTTCATACAAGATTATGAAAGACGTGGTTACTATTCCTGAATTTGGCCGTTGTCTCTTTCAGGACATGACCAAGCGAGAGCATATCTTCAAGGAGAATAAGCTTACTGGGGATGTCGAATTTGATTGTGTTGAAGTTTCGAATCTCCTGATAGAAGATGAGATATATTATGTCATCTTGAAGTTTGGTGACCAGTTTTATTATACTGACATCCGAAAGGATTTTAAATTGACACCACTCAGGCATATCGGAAAACGAAAAGAGCGTGAGGAAATGTATGTCAGGGAATACGTAAACCTTGGAATACATACGCCATTCGAGTTGTTGAATGGCTCAGGTGCCATATCCGAGTGGATTAAGACCGCCAAGTGGATGGGCCACAAAAGTATCGGTATTTGTGACAAGAACACAATGGCAGCAACATTCCAGCTTCAAAAAGAAGCCAGAAGTGCCGGTATTGGGTATGTTTTTGGGTATTCACTTGTAATGCAAATTGACGGTGAGGAAATCGGTGCTAAGATATACGTCCATACTCAAAAGGGATTTCGTAATCTTCTGAGGATTCAGAAAGCCATAAATGTTGACCGTGAAGACGGGATGGTGGATTATTTGGAGGTTCTGAATAGGGCAGATGGTAATGTAATCGTGTTCGATAAATGGTCTGGTGAATGGATGACCCAGAATAAAGAACTTCTGAGCGATTTCGACAAGGCATTTGATGGGTGGGTGTTCTTCCAGGTTGACATGAGCGAGTACCGTGCTGACCGTATTGATTCCAGATTGTTAGAATCACAGAAAGCATTCTTTGACGGTTTTTACAAATCAGGAAAGTGGGATCTTGGAATTGAACCAGTATTGATAGAAGACTGTTATTATATTGATGCCGACGAATACAAAAACAAAATCGTGCTCAATAAGATTGATACTGGTGTGACACATGAGCTTTCGTATGCCCAGTTCTATAAAGATGTGGATCAGTTATATGATGAGTTCTGCGATCTGTTTTCAGAGAAATATGGTGATGATGTGTTCGATTTGATGGTTGACAATACTGTTTTGATTGCCAATGAAAGCGATGCTGAGTATAACACATCTTCTGTAAACTATGCGCCTCGTTATTCAATGACTGAAGAAGAGGAAGCCAAGTATGGCAATACTCATAATATGTTCAACCAGCTTATTGAAGACGGGTTCCAGCGTCTTGTCCCCAAAGATAAAGAATCTGAGTATCGCAAACGTTTGGAATATGAGAAATACGTTATTGAAAGTACAGATAATGTTGATTATTATTTGATAACTTGGGATGAAATCAACTGGGCCCGCAAAAATGGTATTGCAGTAGGAGTTGGTCGTGGTTCTGCCGGTGGATGTCTTCTAAGTTTCTTACTTGGGATAACCCAGATTGACCC